AGGAAACGACCGCGCCATGATCGATCTGCTGGTTGAGCGCGGGGTGGCGGCGTGAGTGCGTCTCTTGACCTTCGGCACGCACTTCTGTCGCGACTTCTTGCGGACGGCGGTGTGGCGGCACTGGTGGGCACACGAATTTACGACAACCCGCCAGCTGCCCCTGTATTCCCTTACCTGTCGTTCGGATCCGTGGATTGGTCGACTGAGAACCTGGATGGTTTGGACGCGCGACGGATAAGCCTGCAGATTGACGCTTGGGTGCGCAGTTTTGGGCGGCTGTGGCCCGTAATGGAGCTGACGGATGCCGTCGCACAGGCGCTTCACGCCTGGCGAGGGGAAGCGCGAGACAGCGCGGTGTCCTCGCTGCAGATCGAATCTGTTCGTACGTTCATGGACCCAGACGGCGAAACGGCCCGTGGAGTGGTTACAGTAACCGCACACCTTGAGGCGAGCTAAGGGCGTGGCCCCCAACAAGATGCGTTCGGGGCAGTGCCGGAGGTTGTGCTTCCCCTGAGGTGGCAAAGAAACAGGCTGGTTCCATGGAGCACGAAAACTTCGTGGAGCGCGCTCACCAGACTATAATCGCCCTGTTGGGCGCTGATGACGCGGCCTTCGGACAGAACCCTGATTGTGTCTGAATACGGTAGCTGCTGCGCTGTGGCCGGGGTGGCGAACATAGCGAAGGCAAGGGCGGCGCGGACCATGGCGGGACTCCTGGAGGGACGGGATGAGCGTGAGCGGACTGTCGCAGTTTCGGACCCGCTGGCAAGCCCTTCCGCGCAAGGTCAGGGACGCGGTGAAAGCTGAGCTTGAGGCCGTTGCGGAGGACCTTGTTCAGCGGATGCGCCGAGCGGCGCCGCGGGAAAGCGGCCGGCTGGCGGATTCGATAGGCTGGACTTGGGGCGATGCGCCTGCTGGGTCGATGACGGTCGGGACAGTAGGTGGTCGCGAACATGCGGCTATGCGGATCACGGTCTATGCAGGCGGGAAGAACGCATTTTATGCTGTGTTTCAAGAGTTTGGCACCGTGAACGCGCCAGCAAACCCGTTTTTCTTCCCGGTCTGGCGCGCGCGGCGCAGCCGGGCGAAAGCGCGCATCACGCGCGCGATCAACGAGGCAATCCGCGCTCTTTGATCGTCTGAAAACCAGCAACAGGAGATAGCGGCCATGGCCGATCCCGTCATCACGAACCGATTCCTGATTCTTGTTGGCAACGGCGCAACTCCGACTGAAGTGTTCGGCGCGCCTTGTGGCGTGACAGTGCGGAATGCCACGTTTGCCAACACGATCAGCGAATGGCTGGTCATGGACTGCGACGACCCGCTTGATTACATGCCGACGATGCAGCGTGTCGTCACCTCGCAGGACACGAGTCTGGAAATCTCTGGCCGCTTGGCTCGCACCGCTCTTCCGATCTGGCGCGCTTGGTCGGATAGCGGCGCGGCAAGGAACATCCGAGTCCTGATCGAAGAAACGGCCGCCAACAACGGCGGCTATTGGCAGTTGCCTGCGCTGCTGACGTCGCTGCAGATCGGTCAGGAAAGCCTGGATGGTGCAACGATCTCGGCGCAAATCGCCGGGGCCGGGCGTCGGGTCTGGACGGCGGCGGCGTGATGCGCGAGCCGATCATTCTTTATTGGGCGGGGCAAGAACGACCATTTGCCCTGCCCATGGCGCGGCTGCTGGACCTCGAACAGGCGACGGAAACCGCTTTTGCAACGGTCTATCTGCGCCTTGCCACGTGCGGATTTTTTGTCAAAGACGTATCTGAGACGATCCGTCTTGGCCTGATCGGGGGCGGGGCAAAACCTGAAGAGGCCCATTCGCTCGTCAGAAAGCATCTTGAGTGGGGCGATTTGATCGACCACGCCCAGATTGCCCAGCAGGTGGTGGCTCACGTCATGACGGGGATCGAGTCTGTGGCCGGGCAGAAGGCAACAACGCCGACGCGAATGAAGTGGTCGGAAATGTCTCAGGTTTGCCGGGTGTTCAACATGTCTCCGGGCGATCTTGGCGCGATGGCTTACGCCGACTTCGTGAACATGATGCGCGGTTATGCGGCTGCGACGAAGGACAATGTTGAGCCGCCGACGGAAGCTGAGTTTGAGGCGATGGTTGAACGCGCGCGGTGGGCTCAGTCGTGACGCAGCAGATCGAAACCGCCCTAGCGCTGCGCCTTGAGGCGAGCCTGAGGCGGTTTGAGCGCCAGATGCAGCAGGCAACGCGGATTGGCGAAGATTCGGCGGTCAAAATCCAGCGCGGGTTTGACCGCACCAATCGCGGGATTGCGCGCTCGGCCGAGCAATCTGCCCAGGCTATGGGTCGCGAGCTGGAACGGCTGCGCGCGAAGTATGACCCCATGTTTGCCGCCTCGCAGCGGTATGAGCGCGAGCTCGGGGAACTGAACCAGGCGCACAAGCTGGGAGCCCTGAGCGCCTTCCAGTATGAGGCCGCCCTTGAAAGCCTGAACGCCGAGTTCGCCCGCCAGTCGGCGCCCAGCGGCGGCGCCATGGCGCAAGGTGCTGCCGCCGCCGCTGCGGGGACGGTGGCGCTGACGGGCGCGGCCGGGGGGCTTGGGGCCGCACTTGGCCGCAATGCGCCGATCATCCAACAAGCGTCGTTCCAAGTGCAGGACTTCGCGATGCAGGTCGCGGCAGGAACGTCCGTGACCCAGGCGTTCGCGCAGCAAGCGCCGCAACTCTTCGGTGCCATTGGGGGCATGGGCACGCGCCTTGCAATGGTCGCCGGGGTTCTTGGCGTCGTCGTCGCAATCGGGGTGCCGCTGATTGCGATGCTGATGAACTCCGGTGAAGCGGCGCAGACAATGGAGGAACGGCTTGACCGTCTACGCCAGGCCGTCGATGCCTATCGTGAGGCGGTGCGCGATGCGCGCCTGCCAACGGCCGAATTGGCGGAACGATACGGCACGGCGACGGCTGCGGCCCGTGACTTCCTGGCGGCGCTGGAGCAGATCAACGACACCCAAGCGATGGAGCAGCTTCAGGGGTCGATCCGGGCCATCACCGACGGTTTCGGCGACCGGAGCTTTGTGCAGGGGCTCATGGCGACGTTTGCCGAGGCGTCCGGCGCACTGGTGAATCCGCTGGAACAAGGCGCGCAGCGCATTCGCGATGAGTTTGAAATCACCATCCAATCGGCGCGCGAGTTGCGCGATGCCGTGGCGGCTGTTGGCGAGGCCAGCACGCCGCAGGAAGTGGTTGACCGCGCCCGGGCGCTGCTCGCCTTCCTCGAAGCCACCATCGGCCCTTACCAGACGATGAACGCCGAGGCTCGGGGGCTCTATGAGCGGACAAGGCAAGCCGGTGAAGAGGCCGCGCGCCTGATCGGTGCGACGAACGGTGCGGAAAGCGCGCTTGGCGGTGCGGCCAGCCAGGCTGCGCAGCTCGCTAACGAGTTGGCGCGTGCAGTCGGCAACGCGCGGGCTCTTGCCCAGCAGGGCATCGACAGCGTTGAGCGTGCGCGGATCGAATACGAGTTTCGCGACAATCCGGTGGGCCGTGCACGCGCCTTGGCTGGCCTGGAATATGACAGCAGAATTGCGGCGCCGCCTGGCACGGATTCAACTGTCCTCGCTGTGATAGAACAAAATCGGCGTACTTACGTTGAAGCGGCTGCCGCGGTGGCCCAATACAATGAGCAAGTCCGCATTGCTCAACAAAACGACCGTAGCACGCGCTCTGGCGGCGGCGTTTCTTCGGAGCCGAGCGGACTTGCGCAATTCCTAACGTTCTCCGATGATCAACTCGCGCGCGCAGAGCGTGCGCTTGCAATGGTTGGCAAGACAAACGCGGAGATCGCCGAGGCGACGGCGCGCGAAGAGCTGCTCAGAGAGGCGCGGGAACGCGGCCTCGACGTTGACCTGCGACGATTGGAAACTGGCCGCACACTGCGTGAGGAAATCGACGCGCAGGCCGCCGCCATCGGCAATCTCGTTGCCGCGCAAGAGCAAGCGAACGCGCAAACGGAGTTCTTCAACGACCTGCAGGGCGAGCTGAAAGACGGTTTCCTGGACGCAATCGTTGCGGGCAAGGACTTCGAGGGCGTCATGCGCGATGTCGCCCGTGCCATCGCCCGTGCCGCGCTTGAAGCGGCCATTTTCGGCAGTGGTCCTTTGGCCGGTCTGTTCGGTCGCGGGGGGGGTGGCAAATCCGGGTTTGGGGGCGGCATTTTCGGGTTTATTCGCAGCCTTCTGTCCTTCGACGGCGGCGGCTTCACCGGCGGGGGGCCGCGCGTTGGCGGC